CGGTTCCTCACCGTAGGTTTAACCTTAAGAAGATAAACGAGTACTTAAAAAAAGTGCAAGAGATTCGTGATCAACAGTCTCAAAAAGTTACAGAAAATACAGACATGAATAAGTTTAAGATTCCTGACTATGTTAAGGAAGCTTCTAAGGACTTTGATTTTGTTACTAAAGCAAAACCAAAGAAGTAAATATTTATCTTATATAGATAAAATATATGGCAGATAATCAAAATAATAATCCTGGTTTAGCGGGCTCCACTGAAGACGCTAAAAGAGCTATAGAATTTTCGAAAGAAGCCAGAAAAGTTCAAGGAGATCATAGAGACATACTGAAAGAATCAGAAGATTTATTAAAAAAAATGAGTCGGTCCTATGATAGAATCGAAGGAAGACTAGAATCGTTAAGCAAAGAATCTATTAATATAAAACAGATTAATCAAGAAATCTTAAAAGCAAGAGAAAAAGATTTCATAGTAAGTAAAAAATTAGTAGAATCAGCTAAAAATATAAATTTAGAAAATAATGCCGGTGTACAAAATTATCTTGATTCTTTAAGATTTATATCTACAGCCAGAGAAGAAGATAAAGCACAACTTGAAGAAATTGCTAAAGAACAATTTAACTTACTTAATTTAGAAGAACAAAGACACGTAAATTTAGAAGAAGCTGATAAACTGAATAAACATTCACTAGAATACGCTCAAGCAAAGTTAAAAACAGAAAAAGAAGTTAATTCCAATATAGGAATTACCGGTAAATTAATGGGAATAATTGGGAAGAAATTAGGAGCCAATAATGATGTCTACGCAGATATGGTTGAGAACGCAAAAGAACTTAACGCAGTGGGAGCTAAATTAACATTTGGAGATAAGTTAAGGTTTTTAGGTAAATCAATAAAATCAGGAATAAAAGAAACCGTAAGCGATCCAGCTGCTTTATTTGCATCAATAGGAGCAGCAATTCCTATGATAGGAGGAGCAATATCAGGGCTGATAGGAGGACTTAAATCAGTATTTGATTATATTACTGGAATTCAAGACAAGACAGTTAAGTTTGCAAGAGCGATGAATATGTCTACTGAAGAAGCTCGTAAGCTTAAAATGCAATATGCAGACATTAACGTAGCTAATGGAGATCTATTTGTAAATACTCAAAAATTAGTAGAAGCTCAAACAGAAATGGTTGATCTTTTAGGAATAACTAATCAGATATCTACTCAAAATCTTGCAACAAATATAAAATTAAAAGACATCGCGGGAATAGAAGCCGACACAATAGCTTCTATAACAGAGACTTCTATAATAAACGGTAAATCTAATGAATCTATAGTAAAGTCTGTATTTGCTCAAGTTAAAGGTCTAAAACAAGCTACAGGAATACAGTTTGAAAACAAAAAAATATTAAAAGAAGCGGCAAGTCTTGGTGGAGTTCTTGGACTCCAATTCGCTAAATATCCAGCGCAGCTAACTAAGTCTTTATTGACTGTTAAGGCTATGGGTATGGAATTAAAAGAGCTAGATTCAATGGCTGATTCTTTCTTAGATTTCGAATCAAGTATATCAAAAGAGTTTGAAGCTCAATTATTAACTGGTAAAGATATAAATCTAGCAAAAGCAAGAGAATTATTTTTAAATAATGATTTAGCTGGAGCAGCTGCAGAAATAAATAGACAAGTTGGATCTACTGCTGATTTCATGAAGATGAATAGAATTCAGCAAGAGGCTTTTGCAGGCGCTTTAGGAATGAGTAGGGATCAGATGGGTGATATGTTAAAGAAACAAGAGATGTTATCTAAGCTAGGAGCAAAAGATACGGATAACGCACGAGAACAACTTAGGTTAGGATTAGCAAAATACAAAAATCAAAAGGCATTATCAGAAGCTCTAGGAGAAGAAAACTATCAAAACTTAATTAATGCAAGTCTTCAAGAAAAGATAGGCGCATTTATGGAAAAAATAAAGCAATCAATATCTGATTTTGTAGAAAAAAGCGGAATAATAGAAAAGATTGAAGGATTCATGAATTATTTGTCTAAGCCAGAAAATATTAGAGCAATAATTATGGGAGTTAGAGACTTTTTTGCGGGCGCTGTAGAATTTATAGGAAAAGCGGCTTATTACATATTAGAAGGTCTAGATTATGTTGCGTTTGGTCAAATTCCTGATGATTTTATAGACAGCATTAAGTCTGGAGCTGAAAATATGGGAGCTCAAATAAGATCTATGGGTGGAGATTTAAGTTCTGTTGCGGCAAAAGAAAAAGCTGGTCCTTCAACAGCTGCTGCATCATCAGAAAGAGAGACAAAAAATTATGCTTCTGCAATGGGAAATAGCACTCCAAATGTAGTAGTAAAAATAAGAGATCGAGAACTTTTCGAAGTATCTTACACAGGATATAATGAAGGATCTAGTTCAGATCAACAAATTAGCACAAAATATAGTACAAATCCAATGCAAAAATAATGCCATTAATAGATCTAAAAACTAATTTAAAAAGTCTTAAGTACGGATCTGATCAACCTGGCGGTGGATCTTCTGGGTTACCTTATATCCAAACTAAGATGCCTCCTAATAATTTAATAACTATTGGAGCTTCTTATGGACCAGGAAATACAAATCCTATATTTAGACCAGGATCAACTGGAAATGGTGACTTTCCAATTAGAGGAGGAGATATTGATTTTAACATAGGAACTCAAACCTTTACAATATCAAGTAAAGTAGATAAAGAAAGAATCAAAAAGTTTATGAAAGATCCTTCTAGAGGAAGGATGTTTTTAGACAAACAAATAGGACTACAACTAAGTAATCCTAAAATAGAAACTGGAAAATCTTTTCAGGTAGCTCCAGCAAGCAATATTCTTCCTGGATTATTAGACAATACTAGAATATATAATAATGGATTTAATACTTTAGAGCAAGTCGGAGTAGCTGGAACTGGACTTCATTTTCCAAGAGCTGGAGTAAGTCCTTTTGATTTTAAATCTAAATACTATAAAGATATAGTAGGAGCACAATCTTTATTAAATGCTGAAAGTGTAGTAGATGTTAATCGACTTCTTATATTAAGAAATTTAAAGCTTGCTAGCAAACCTTCTAATTCAATAGTCAATATTAATCAAATAAATAGTCTTGGAATTTCTTTAAACAGACAATTACTATTTAATTATTTAGGAGGACCTGAGTCTGTTTATGGAATAGGAGCAACTACAATAAAAAGAGTAGAAGACACTTCTAGAGCTTCTAAAATGAATACTACTTTTTCCATGACTTACGATAATATCATGGATCAAAGTTTAAACCGAGTAGCTGAGGGCAAAAAAAGTACACTAATACAAGATTATACAAGACCAAATATATCGATTGATAGTAGAGAAACTATATATAATTTAACAATGAAAGGTACCGCTGATAAAATGAATACTCTAAATTCATTTATATTTAGCAATGATAATGCACCTTGGGAATACGAATCAAAAGCTTCTAGCGATATAATAAAATTTGTATTTGAGGCTATAGAGAATAATAATCCCTCAGATTCTTGGGCTATATTTTTTAGAGCTTATTTATCTGGATTTAATGATAATCATCAAGCTTCTATAAGTTCTTTTAAATATATAGGAAGAGGCGAAGATTTTTATACTTATCAAGGTGTTAGTAGGACAATAGGATTTTCATTTAAAATAGCAGTTGGATCTCAAAAAGAACAGAAACCATTATACACGAAACTAAATCATTTAATTTCTCAAGTCTATCCTGATTATTCAGACACTTATGGAATAATGAGAGCACCTATTATAAGACTTACGATAGGTGACTATCTATATAGAGTAGCAGGAATGTTAGAAAACGTTAATATCACAGTTGATGATAACGCGCCTTGGGAAATAAATCTTGAACAAGCTTCAAATACTAAACAGCTTCCTCATGTAATAAATGTTCAGTGTAGTTTTAAACCTATTCAAGATTTCTTACCTAGAAGAATAAATAATAAACATTTAGATGTGCCTTTTATTGTAGATGATAAACAAGAATACACAAGTTTAAAAGATTTTAAATACAGAAATATTACAGATGCAGAAATAGAAGATCTACGACTAAGAAAAAATCAATATCAAGATATAGTTCCTACGGGAAATCCAAATGGTACAGAGTTACAAAATGCTAGAAACACAATCGCGTAATACATGAACAGATATCAAAATATACAGACGGATAAATACAGTGGAACAGGAAGTTTATATTATTCTAACAATCTATATCCTGATATTCCAGTTACAGAAAACGATAATTATGTAATAGCGACTCTTGGAGATAGATTCGATCTATTAGCTAATAATTTTTATGGAGATCCTAGCCTTTGGTGGGTAATACCTTCAGCAAACGGTCTTTCTAGTGATTCTCTTTACCCAGAACCAGGAACTCAATTAAGAATACCTACGGATATTAGGTCAATAATGAACGAATACAAATCAGTAAACATTGTTAGATAGTTATGTCAAATCAACCAATAGAATCCAGAACAAGTAATGCTTTAGGAGTTCCTATTCCTCAATGGATAATAAGTCAACTCACTAAAAGATCAGAGCAGCTTAGCGTAGAAAATCAAAGCAGCACAACCCCAAATGACAATGTATTATTTAGAGGAAATAGAAGTGCATGGATAAGAATGGTATCTTCTATTGATATTCTTAAAGAAAATACTACAAATTATTTTAGAAATGAAGGAATAAATTTAACAGATCCATCTAGTTTATCAAAACTATTTGTGTTACAAGGAGGAGTAAGTATATACGAAGGCAATGATATATTTGGATCTGGATTTCGTCAATATAGTCTTAGAGAAGGTTTTGAAGATACATATAATGTAGCAGGAAATAAAGAAGTAGAAAACTACGGTTACAGACCTATGCCTGGTATTACTAGCGTAAGAGTTCAAACTCAAGGTAAACTTGGATCTATTAAGGCTGCTGAAATTCAACTAAAAGTTTGGAACAAAGCTCAATTAGATATTATAGATGCTTTATATTTTAAGTTAGGCTATACAATGTTTTTAGAGTGGGGACACACAAATTATTACAAAGGAAATGGAGAGTTTGGTTCCACAGAAAGTTATAGCATAGATCCTTTTCAAGATGGATTAACAAAAGAAGATATTTACAATAAGATATCAAATAATATAAGAGACTCAGAAGGTAACTATGATGCAATGCTTGGAATGGTTACTAATTTTAACTTTACTTACAATCAAGAGGGCGGATATGATTGTACAATAAAAATGATATCTTTAGGAGTATTGATCTCTAATATGAAGATGAATAATCCAAGAATTCTTCCTGAACTTCATGAAGACGTTATAAAAAGATTAGTTAATACGCTAACTGAGCTAGAAAAACAAAGATTAGCAAAAGAAAAATCAGATATACAAATACAAAATACAGATCCTGCTAATAAAAATGCTTATTCCGACTGTATAAAAGATGGTGATTTAATAACTATAGATAGAAAAAAATACGTTAAAGCTTTTTCTAACTACGCGATAAATAAAAAAGTAAACGGTGTAGATTATTTATTTTATTTAGATGGTAGATATCAAACTACAGGATATACTGTAAGTGGTAGATATTCATGCAATCAAGGAGTATTATACATAGATGGAAAAAATACAATTACTTCAAAAGAAAGTATAACTTCTGAAGAATACATAAAAAAAATAATAGCCGATAACGATATAAATAGTAGAAAAACTTTTATATACTTTCCTAGCGATAAACCTACTACAGACGCTCCTAATTATGAAGGATCAGATGTATTTACTCAATTTTTATTAGAATCAAAAAATCCCACATTTAAAAATGCTTATTTTGTAAGAAGACTATCAGCTTTACTTCCTGATGAATCTACTAAGTTAAATAATCAAGTTAAAGTTAAGTTAAATTATACTAAATTTTTAGAAGCATATAATAACGAAAGTAGAGGAGCAAATTATTTTATAGATAAACAATATTGGGCATACGACTCTATTCTAACTGACGAAATATCATCATTTAATGATTATACAGTACAAGATAGATCTTATACGATAAATTCAATATTTAGTACTGGTAATATTAAACCTACAATAACTAACATATCAATTTCTAAACTTAATGATAACAGAAATACTGTTAACGCGAAAGTTCCTGAAGCATATTCGTCAGGACCAACTACAACTCAAAAAATAATTAATGAAATAACGAAAACTCTTTCTGATCCCAATCTATTATTAAATTTAAAAAGCACAGAACTTCCTACTATTAGAGTATCTAAAATACAGCCAATTACAATAACATTAGAAGGATCAACTATTGTAAAACTTTATGTAGATGTAAAATTAGATAATTATACAGTAGGAAATAAATTAGTAAAAGGAGAAACTAAAAATGAAGCAATTGATTATATTGTTCCATTTAAAATATCTTTTACTGATACTAATTTAATAGAAGGGATAACTTCAACTAAAGCAATATCTCAACCTCCTGGATTTAAAAACTATGAAATCGTAAATAAAACAACAGAAGCTCCTGTTGCAGAAGAACCTCAAGCAGAGGAAACAGCTCCCGCATTAGTAGTAGGAGACATTCAAAAAACCGAAGCAGAAAAATACAAATCAGCTTTTGAAATTGCTATTAGAACTATTCAATTATATTCTTTAGACCAAGCTATTAGATCAAATATAGAAAATGATCACATTGTAAAAAAACTATCACTTATAGAAAAAAATAGTGCTAATAAAGAATTCAATACTACATATAAAGAGTTTACTAAAAAATTATTTTCTGTAGGTTTATTTGCAGATATGCTAGATGATTTGTACGCTATAAGCAAAGATAAAGCTAGATTAAAAATCATTTGTGAAAATTATGATAAAGAAATGCAAACTGGTACAATTGCTGATAAAGACAGAATGTTATTAGTAAGAGCAGTTTTTGGATTTCATTTCGGACTTTTAGGAAATATAGCCACTGCTCAAAAATTGCTAGAAGGCAATCTAATGGTAAATTTCTCAGAATTAATGTCTACATATACTGTACCGTATGAGTTTAATCAAGGAATAGTTGAAGGCACTCAATTAAATCATCCAGTATATATGCCTCTTGGTTTTGTGATTATGATACTTAATCACATGTGTACTATATACGATAATAATAAACCAGTAGTATATTTAGATTTTAATCACAAATCAAATATATGCTTATCAAATGCTAAACACTTATCTACTAATCCTTATGATGTATTAATTCCTTTTCAAGGAACTGATAAAGATTTTCAAAGCATATTAGAACCTTCTACTTTAAACATAGAAAAGAAAAAAGAAATCGCCACTGGCAAAACTTTTTCATCAGTAGTCATAAAACCAATGAGCGGATCAGTAGCATATACTGAAGTATATACTCCAAGAAATGAAGATACATCTGAAAATGCTATAAGAGACAGAATATCTAAAGGACTTCTACCTTTTAAACCTGAAGCTAAAGACGAAGTTTATAGAGGAAGAACTATGAATATTTTGATAAGTTGCGATTACTTATTAAGATCTGTTGGAACTTTTACGAAAAGTAATGGTTCTGGAGATGTGTATGTGCGAGAATTTATAGAGCAGATACTATCTGATATAAATAAATCATTAGGCGATATTAATATATTTAGATTGGCTTATGATGACGGTGGAAATGCTATTCATATAGTAGATGATCAAATGACTCCAAACTTAGAAGAAAATTATCCCAAAGCTAATGAAAGTATTAAAGACGTTTCTAATAGAAGTAAATTACCTCTTTTTGGAAAAGGATCAATTGCTAAAAGCTTAGAGATAAGAACTGAGGTAAGCAGTAAACTATCTAATATGATTGCGGTATCTGCTAACTCTAATATGGATGATCAAGCTAATTTATCTAAAAGCACAGATAGTTTTGGATTTTATAATACTGCGTACAAAGATCGATACATTCCTCATAGAACAGAATATACTTCTAAAGTTACTCTACCGACAGATACGATGATTAGATCCACTATTCAATTTAATGAAGCTATAAAAACTTTTTATGGCGATGCTAAGCCTGCAGAAGGATCAGTTGGTCATGCTACTAATTATTACATACAAAGAATGTCAAAAATAAAAAGCTCAGAAAGAGGAACAAGAGCATCAGCTATGATTCCAGTAAGCTTAAACTTTTCAATGGATGGAATGTCAGGTTTTGGAATGGGTCAAAGTTTTACTATAGATCCACAATTTCTTCCTTACACTTATAATCTTAGCTTAACTGATCCTTTTGGAGAACAAGATAGATCTAGAACAGTCGCATTTGTGATGATTGGATTAGATCATACTATAGAAGCAAATCAATGGACAAGCAATGTTAGATCAAATATGATATATGCTAAAGATCAATCAGATTTTATTGCAGAAAAAATAAATGAATATAAAAATGTTGTTGGATTGAGAATTACCCCTGATACGTCTAATGGTGCTTCAAATACTTCTTTTATCGCTTCAAATGAGCAAGCAAAAGCATCAGCAGAATCTTATTTAGGAAGCACATTAACAGCTGCAGCTTGGTCAGAACTTGTAGCAGTCACCTTCGCAGAAGCAAGCAATGATCAAACAGAAAGAGCTTACGTGATGGCCGTGGTACTTAATCGAGTAAGAACGAATTATGGAAATTATGGTAATACTATATATGGTCAACTTAGAGGATTGAATCAATTTGAATCGGTAACAGGAAAAAATCCTACTAATTTTGTAAAAGGTCCAGATTCTGCAGCCGCAAAGAGCATATATGGAGCAGCCGAAAGATCACTATCTTCTGTACCAAAAAATTATTTATTTTTTACTTCTGCAAATAGAGATTTATTTTATGTTAAAGGAACTAATACTCCAATAGAAGGAAGAGATACAAAAAATTATGATAATGCTAAACTTAAGTATAAACTTATAGGCGGATCATATTTCGGGTAAATTAAAATAAAATTATGCTATTAAGATACTATCCATCATTCAGAATAAAAACCAATCTAGTAACAAACGGATCAGAATATAAGACTAGTAGTGGACCTTATAAAGGAAAATATTACATGACTTATGATGGAAGAAAATTCACAGGCCCTAGTCCGATAATTGGACCTAATGAAGAGTTATTTGATAATACTCAACAAACAGAGTCTATTTTTTTAAATAATTCAGATCTACCGCAAAATGTAAAAAGCGCCATATCTCAAAAGACTGGAGTGGGTTTAAAAAAAGTACAAGCTAATAGAGGAGCACCAACTCCATATTTCCCTATCCCCAGTGAATTTGATTATAAAAAAGGATATATTATGAGATCTTTTATAAAAAAAGTAAATGATCTTGGGTTTATTACCGAGATATCAGATCAAGAATATGATAACTTTCAAAATGGTACAGTAGACTATGATGTGTCTTATTATTTAACTTATCAAATCATGTGGAAACTAACAGGACCACTAAATTCAACTAGAGTAGGCCAATATGATGTAAGAGCTGGAATTATAGACACAAATAAAAGATTGGTAGAGAATGCAAATAAAACTTTTCTTGGTATCACTGATTTTATAGCTCAAGATTACACTAAGTTTTCTAGACCTTCTACACTATAAACATATCTAATAATACAATCAAATCTTTTTAATATATTTGTATTAATAAAGGTTGTAAATGTATTATATAATAGAAAAAAGTGAACAGTTGTCTAGAATGGAACAAAGCGATACCGCTTTTGTACAACTTATTGTTTCTGATCACTCTTATCACCCTAAACTTTCTAAGCCTTCATTAGTATATTACAATAACGGTGAAAAAGGATATATTTTTGCCATTGATCATTGTGAAAGTTTTTCTTTATCTATATCTGAAGTAACTAAGTTTTTAAGTACTCACACTAAGATTTACCTTATAGACGCTAAGTTTCATTCTTATCACTTAGATCTAAAAAATGCAATAGATCTTAATCTAGTAATGCTAGATTCCAGTAATGATGTTAAGGAATATAACTGTGACACTCAATTTCACAGACACATTTATCAAAAAGGAATAAATAATCCAGATAGAATTGTACCAATATCAAAACATTATGAGAAGTGCGAGTGCTTTTATGATCAAATAAAGTATCTTATAGGATTAGAAGTAGATCAAGCTTATAATAACCGTATCCTAGACGCATACCAGTACGTTGAGAGCAACGGAATAGGAGTCAAAGAAGAACAACTTACAAAAATATACGGACTCTCAAACAGCTCTAGATTAGTTAGGGACAGCATTGTATATTCTTACTATAACTTATACAATTTAACAGGAAGACCAACAAACTCTTTTTCCGGAGTAAACTTCTTAGCTATACCAAAAGATGGAGACTATAGATCATGCTTTATTCCTAAAAACGATTTTTTAGTAGACTTTGATTTTGATTCTTATCATTTGAGACTAATTGCCAAACTAGTAAGTGAAACGCAGCCAAACTCAGAACCGACTCATAAAATGTTAGCTAGCCAATACTACAATAAGCCAGAAAATGAAGTCACTGAAGAAGAATATAAGCAAGCAAAGACTATCACTTTTAGACAGCTTTATGGTGGAGTAGAAGAACAATATAAACATATAGAATTCTTTTCATCTATGCATAATTTTATAGAATCAGAGTTTAAAAAATATAAGACTCAATCATCTTATATATTACCAACAGGCAGAATAGTAAAAAAACACAGCTCTATAACAAAGTACAAGCTATTTAATTATATACTTCAGAACTTAGAAACTAAAACAAATGTTGAAAAGATTGAGAAAATTAAGCGATATTTATTACATAAGAAAACTCAACTTATTTTAATCACTTACGATGCATTTACGTTTGATTTTTCTGTCCAAGATGGAAAAGACACGCTTTTAGGCATAAAAAGCATATTAGAAGAGGACGGATTCATTACAAAACATACACACGGAAAAGATTATTCTTTTACCACCTATTAATCATATTTATAATAGATAATTAGTTATGGAAGACTTAAAGATTATAAACTTAACCCAAGATTCGCTAATGAATCGATTATTCTGCAGTTTTTCTAAAAAAGAAGAACTTGATAACAAACTTACCGAAATCATAAGAGAGTACAAAATACTCTATAATAAAATATTTGTTCTAGCTTCTCCTGAGTCTGATGAGTACTTATGTACTTACAATATAGAAGTAGAAGGACCAACTACAAAAATATTACCTAATACAATACTACTTCACCGTAAAAAAGAAACTAACACGCTTTACACGATAAACGCGTTAAATGCAATCATCAAATCTAAAAATGGTGGTGAATTAGATAACTCATATCAAATTGAGTGGCCAGAGTTTAAAAATTCGGTATTACTTACACAGCCCGATGGAAGTTTAAGAAAGCTCAATACCGCAATTCACAAGATAGTTAACTTGTAAAATAAATTTTTTTCTTTCGAAAAGAATCATTAGTTTTGTCTAAACAGTTATAATATGGATATAAGTCTCTTAAAGAAGAGGCTGGCCACTCTTCAAAACCCAAAAGGCCAGAGCAAAGAAAAATCCCAAACCATCTGGAGGCCAGGTATCGGCAAACACTCTGTAAGGATCGTTCCTTCTGTTTATGACAGATCGAATCCATTCAAAGAGATGCATCTGTACTACGAAATCTCAAATCGTATGATGCCAGCTTTATCTAATTGGTCGGAAGCAGATCCAATCCTAGAGTTTACAAAGAAGCTTAGGCAATCTTCTGAAAAAGACAATTGGCAATTAGCTAAGAAGCTTGAACCAAAGATGAGGGTATTTGTACCTGTTATCGTTAGAGGAGAAGAAGACAAAGGCGTTAGACTTTGGGAATTTGGTAAGCAAGTTTACATGGATCTTCTTGCAATCGCAGAAGATGAAGACGTAGGAGATTTTACTGATCCTATTGAAGGCCGTGATCTCACAGTCGAAACTCAAGGTAAAGAAACTACAGGTCTTATGTACAATACCTCTACGGTACGTATTAGGACTAAAATCACCCCGCTTTCTGATAATGCTGAGCAAGTTAAAACGTGGCTGAACACTCAACCTAATCCTATGGAACTTTTCAAGAAGTTTTCATACGATGAAATGAAGACAGCACTATTGACTTACTTAAATCCAGAAGAGGAGATTAAGCAACAAGCTGACTCTGTAGAGAGCAAAGCTCCAGAAGGAGATCTGCCTTGGGAAAAACCAGCTGAAGAAGCTTCAAAAAGCTTTACTTTAAGCACTAAGAAGTCTGATCTAGATTCTAAGATCGACGATTTGTTCTCATTCTAATAAACCAAAAACATGGCAAAAGCGAGCGAAAGTTTAAACGCAAAGCTGTCTAGCGCGATTAACTCAAACTTTAATCTAGACAACTTTAAGAAATCAAAGAATCTATCTTCGACTTCTGTAAAATTCAAAGATCCTAAATGGATTCCGCTTTCTGAAGCTTTTAGTGATGGTTTACAAGTACCTGGTATTCCTATTGGACACATTACTCTACTTAGAGGACATTCTGACACAGGAAAAACTACCGCCTTACTCGAGGCGGCAGTTTCCTGCCAGAAGATGGGAATACTCCCAGTCTTTATTATTACAGAGATGAAGTGGAGTTGGGAACATGCAAGGCAAATGGGACTTCATTACGAAGAAGTATCAGATTCAGACGGAGTAGTTAGCGATTACAAAGGCAACTTTATCTTTATTGATAGAGAAAAGCTAAACTGTATCGAAGATGTAGCGGCATTTATCGCAGACATTTTAGACGAACAGAAAAAAGGTAATCTTCCATTCGATCTTTGTTTCTTTTGGGACTCAGTAGGATCTATTCCTTGTAAAATGAGTATCGAAAAGTCAAGCAATAATAACGAGTGGAATGCAGGAGCAATGTCTCAACAATTTGGTAATTTTATCAATCAGAGAATTATTCTTTCAAGAAAAGAAAGCCAGCCTTATACTAATACTTTAGTAGCAATTAATAAGATTTGGGTAGCGAAGCCTGAGACTATTATGAGTCAACCAAAAATGAATAACAAAGGTGGAAACACAATGTACTTTGATTCTTCTATGGTTATCACATTCGGTAATATCATAAGCTCTGGAACAAATAAGATCAAAGCTACAAAGAATGGTAAAGAAGTAGAGTTTGCAAAAAGAACTAAAGTTAGTTGCGATAAGAATCACATCACAGGAGTAACAGCAGTAAGTAAAGTTATCATGACTGTTCATGGATTCATTAAAGACACTCCAAATGAATTGGAAAAGTACAAGAAAGCTCACAGTGCAGAATGGAGCAAAATTTTAGGCAGTACAACATTTGACGTAGTAGAAGTAGAAGACTCTACATCTAACACAGACATTTTCGACAAAGAAGATTAATATGACACCAGAACAGAAAAAGCTATTTGATTCTTTAGGCAATAAAGAGTCAATACAGGAAGTTGTGCAAGAGAAAGAGCTATCAGTTAACGATAGAGTCCTAATAGTGGATTCATTGAATAGCTTTCTAAGATCTTTTACTGTTATTCGTCATCTTAATCCCTCTGGTAACCATATTGGAGGTCTAACTGGATTTTTAAGATCGTTATCACACACGATTAATCTAGTTAGACCCACCAGGGTTATCTTAGTCTTTGATGGTAAAGGCGGATCAACAAATAAAAGGTACCTTTATCCAGAATATAAAGCTAACCGAGGAATTAGAAGAGTAACTAATTGGGATCTTTTTGATAACCAACAACAAGAGTCCGAAGCGATTACGAATCAGTTGACAAGACTTGTAGATTATTTAAAGTGTTTACCAGTAGATCTAATATCAGTAGACAAAATAGAAGCCGATGATGTTATAGGCTATATTGCTACTAAGTTAGAAGGTCAAGTTACGATAGTATCAAGCGACCGAGACTATTTACAATTAGTATGTCAAAGAATTTCTGTATATTCGCCTACGAAGAAAAAGTTTTATGACGAAAAGACAATAATAAACGAGTATGATTCTTCTGCTAATAATTTCTTGATGCAAAAAGTACTACTTGGTGATACTGGAGATAATGTTCCGGGAGTTAAAGGTATAGGTCAGAAAACATTGGCAAAAATGTATCCTGAATTACGAGACGATGAAGTTATTACTCTAGATGAAATTATAGACAAAGCTAAAAAAACAGAAGGAAAGCACTTTACAAGCATAAAGAATTACGAATATCAGCTAAGGATAAATGAAAAGTTAATGGATCTAAGAAATCCAAATATACCTGAAGATTCATTAGTAGATATACACGCAATGATCGATAATCCTAGTAAAGTGTTAGAATCTAAAGAGTTTATGAAGATGTATGAAGAAGATCAATTAGGAGGCGCTATAAGCAACTTACAAAACTGGATCTTTACAAATTTTCACAACCTATCAAAATATAAATAATAAGTTATGGCAGTGCTCAACACATTAAACAGTTACGGGAATGGTTTTCAAATCAAGGTTATTTCTAGCTTATTAAAGCATAAAGAATTCTTGCAAAATATTATAGATGTACTAGAACCAGAAGAGTTTGACAATCCAAGTCACCAGTGGATCATTAAGAATATCATATCTTACTTTCATAAGTATCATACTAATCCAACACCTGAGTACTTATCTATCGAAGTCAAAAAGATGGACAATGAAGTACTAAAGGTAAGTGTAGCTGAACAGCTCAGAGAAGCTCTAAAGAGCTCTAATGATGATAGGACTTACGTAGAAGAAGAGTTTAGTAACTTCTGTAAAAATCAACAGCTAAAAAAGGCTTTGTTAACCTCAGTAGATCTACTTGGAAGAAGTCAATATGATGATATTAGAACTATTATCGATAAAGCTCTTAAAGCAGGACAAGATAAGCTTATAGGAATGGAGTACGAGAAAGATATTGAAAGCAGATATAGAAATGAAGATCGTAGACCAATGGGAACTCCTTGGCCTAAAGTTAATGAGCTTCTTATGGGTGGACTTGGTAGCGGAGATTTTGGAATTGTATTCGGTAGTCCAGGAGCAGGAAAATCATGGATCCTTATTAATCTTGGAGCAGAAGCAGTTAAACTTGGATATAATGTTAACCACTACACACTAGAACTTTCTCAAGAATACGTAGGTAAAAGATATGATTCTATATTCACTGGTATTGATTTTCAACAAATTCACTTGCATAGACCAGAAATAGAAAAAGCTATTAATAATTTACCAGGAAAGTTAACTGTTAAGGAGTACGCTATGGGAAAAACTACAATATCAACTATTGAGTCTCACATACAAAAATGTATTACACTAGGAAAAACACCTGATTTAATCATCATAGATTATGTAGATTTACTTAAGTCAAAAAGCAGATCTTCAGAAAGAAGAGACGAAATTGATGATGTATACACCGCGACTAAAGGAATGGCAAGACAATTTAAAATGCCGGTATGGACAGTATCTCAAGTAAATAGAGCAGGCGCAAATGATGATGTGATTGAAGGAGATAAGGCTGCAGGATCTTATGGTAAGATTATGATTGCTGACTTTATTATGTCTTGGTCAAGAAAAAGAAAAGATAAAGCCACAGGTACTGCAAGAATGCACATCATGAAAAATAGATTTGGTCAAGATGGCATGACTTATGGAGCAAAAATAAATACATCTAACGGAAATATTATAATCGATAATTCAGAAATCGGAGAAGAAGATATATCTAATGAATCTAATCAAATGAAACCTATAACTAAGTCTAATTTTTCTACTGATGAAAAACAATATTTAAAGTCAAAGTTCTTTGAATTAGGACTATAAAATCAACATCATGCGGATATTTATTGCCTCAGAAGCTAAATAATTAAGCAAATTTATTATTAATCCGCTAGTGGATAATTAAATTTCCACAAAATAAACTATTATATAAACATGAGTATTTTTAATAAACGAGTGCATTTTAAACCGTTTGAGTATCCAGAAGTACTTAGTTACGTAGATGCTATCAATCACAGTTATTGGATCCACACAGAGTGGAATTTTCAAAGTGATATTCAAGACTTTCACACAAAATTAACTTTAGAAGAGAAAAACGCAGTTAAAAATACATTGCTAGCTATTTCTCAAATTGAAGTAAGTGTAAAAGCTTTTTGGGGAAAACTTTATGATAGATTTCCTAAGCCAGAATTTAATGCTGTAGGCGCAACATTTGCAGAATCAGAAGTAAGACATGAAAGAGCATATTCTCATTTGCTAGAAGTATTAGACTTAAATGGAGATTTTGAATTACTTTTACAAGAGCCTGTAATTCAAGGTAGAGTAGACTATTTGACTAAGTATTTAAAAGGAGCTTCTGAAAATTCTAACGAAAATTATACCTTAACCTTAGCGTTGTTTTCTTTATTTATAGAAAATGTAAGTTTATTTAGTCAGTTCGCTATTATAAAAGCTTTTAACAAACATAAAAATGTTCTTAAAGACATTGATAATGTAGTTCAAGCTACACAAAAAGAAGAAGCAATACATGCTTTGCTTGGATCTTATATAATTAATCAAGTAAAAAAAGAACATCCCGAATGGTTTAACGAAGAGTTTTATGCAAAGATTTATAGAGCTTGTAAAAAAGCATACGAATCCGAATATAATATCATTGATTGGATATTTGAAAAAGGAGAAATAGACTTTATAAAAAAAGACGTACTTAAAGAATATGTAAAAACCAGATTTAATGCTTCTTTAGAAATGATTGGAGGAGAAAAGATATTTGATATAGATCAAGAACTAATCAAAGAACTTCAATGGTTTGATGAAGAAATTTACGCAGAAGTTAATACTGACTTCTTTAATAAAAAACCAGTATCGTATTCAAAGAAAACAAAATCAATTACATCAGAAGATTTATTTTAATTTATGCAAAATAAATATAGGTGGTTAACCCCAGAGAGTCAGACTTTTTTAGAGAGAGATTATTTGTTAACAGGTCAAACTTTAGATCAAAGGGTTGATATTATATGTGCTGAAGCTGAAAGAAGGCTTGGAATAAAAGATTTTGGAA